GTTTCCCAGTCACGATCCGGGGCGAACTCCCAGCCGATGGTCTCGCCCCAGTGAGTGGACACCATGTCGGTCAGATAGCCGAACTGGTTTGTGCTCGGGTGGCAGACGTTCCAGCGATCATATGCCCAGATGCAGGTGCATGCGTTCCAGATCCCGTCACCGACCAGGGTCGAAGACAGAGTAAACCAAACCGGCACAGAGAGCGCTTGCGTTCCTGCACCGTCAAACACCAGCGTGTGACGAGGCAAGTGAACGATCAGATGCATGTGAGCTTGGTTGATGCGCTCCTCGAGGAAGGCAACGGAGAGCTCTTCCTCTGTGTAAGTCTGCAGGATCTCCTCGATCTCACGGGTGGAGATCTTCTGAGCGTTACCGTTTGCGCCGAGATAGATGCCTGGCGCCTCATTGCGACCACCACCCAGGAAAGCGATGTTATCCATGAAGACACAGCACGCGTGCGTGCCAACACAGCCCTTCTGGATCTGAGCGCCAGGGATACGAACGAACGGAAAGCCAGTGGTTCCAGCGTTGTCGAACACCTCGATAGTGTAGCGGTTGAGCGCATAGATCTCGTTGCGCAGTTTTAGCAAGCCCTCGATCGGGTCAGGATCGGCTTCGGCCGAGCCATATTTGAGCGGGTTCACAGAGAACGGATCATCGAGATCCGTGACCACAAGGAACTCACCATCGGTGGTCATGTAGTAACCATCGACCCACACCACATCGAGGACAGTCCCGAGATCCGTGTCGGTGACTTGCGTCAGTGTCGTGCCATCATAGAGATACATGCGGCCGCCAGAGGTGATCGCCAGATAGGTGAAGCCATAATCGAACGTGACGCGACCACCAGTGCCAACATCACCGATTTCTGTCACGGTGCTGTCGGCTGCGATAGAGACGAGCTTCGTCCCCATCACGCGATAGATCGTGCCGTTCCAGTTGATGCCGCCACGGTTCACGCCTGGGCCGGTGCCAAGCTCAATGATCCCTTCTCCCGGGCGCAGATACCCCTCAGAAATCCCAGTCGCTTTCGGGACTGGAACCATGTTCTTGGGGTAGGATGTCCGAAAGTTAGGAGATCCGTCTGCAAAGATGCCGGAGAGAATAGGGATCTGCATTAGCCAATCCGATACCAGGTCGAGGTTGCTGCGTCGAAGCGCATGGTGAAGAAGCCATTTGCCGCCAGTGTCGTCGGAGCGCCAACAACAGTCGCACCAGATGACACGGTGAGCGATGTCACGATCTGTGTGCAGTTTACGGTCACGGTGTCTTTGTCTGTCGCGCCAGTAGGCAGAACGATTGCGCCTGCAGCGTAGGTGCTAACGGGTGTCAGAAGCAGCCAGACGTTTCCGGTGTTCACGGTAACGCTGAAGCCAGTCGCTGCTGGTGCCGCATACTGGGTGTTCTGCGTGACTGTGGTGACGTTGGCGTTCACATATTCCATCAGGGTGGTGATCGATGCCTTGCGGCTGTCACCGTTGCTGGTGTCCCAGACAGCGATATTGTCACCGCCTTGCAGCGAGCTCACGAAAGAGAGTTGATTGATTGTGGCCATGTCTTACTCCAGATCAAGAATGCCGTCAGAGCCGACCTGCAACGGGTCTTGTGGCTCACGCAGGAACGGGTTGTTGTAATAGCGCCAGCCTTTGTTGCCAGCACCGCCAGGGATCGTCTGATTGCCCAGCTGCATTTCGATCGGCATCGCAGAGTTGGCGACGATCTCGTTGTATGCGCGCTTGGCTGCGGCTTTCGTTTCTGGGCTCACCGTCTTACCAAAGCCGGCAGAGATACGGATCGCCAGGTTGAGATACATTGCCTCGATGGCGTTGTCAGGAACTCCAACCTCTTGATCAAGGTCGCTGTCAGCGGGCGAGGATGGCAGCGGATAGCCCAGGCGGATGCCCTTTGCGTTCCAGGTGGCCATCATCGCATCAAGGCGCCGCAGAGCGCTTTCGAGCTGCTGCGGCTGCAGGTCAAAGACATACGACGCGAGACCGATTTCCTCGAAGGCCTGCTCGACGATGTTGCGTTTCGTGTAAGCCATTATCGGCCACCTCCTGCATAGATCATGCCCTGCTGGGCTCCACCGCCACGAGAACGGCCTGAAGCAAACATATCAGCTTCTTCGACGGTTTTGAAACGCGGGAACATGGGGTTTCCCATAATTTCGAGCGCACGAGCGGCCTGGAGACCTTGTTCGCCGCCCATGTATGTCGGCTCCCCGGTCTCTCTGTTGAACCAGACCTGCGGGTGGACAATCCACATTTGCGTGTCAGGATCGTAGCTAGTTGCCAGATACTCGGTCGCCTGCTGTCCGCCCGGCAAATCAATCGGACGGTCCATTTCTGGATCAAAAGGGCGAAGGGCGAGTAATCTGAACAGCTCTTCCATTACTCTGCCGCCTTCACTTTGCGGGCGCGTTTTGCGACAGGCTTCACGCCGGTCTTAGCTTCGTCGGTGGTTTTGCACCAACCATCCTTGATGGCGCCTTCTACGGCATCTTCATCAACGATGATGTAATCGAACATGTCACCGTGGATCTCATGCGGACCAGGGTGCTTGTATAGCATGACGCTCATTTGCGTTTCCTCTTCGGAGCTTTGGAGGGCTTGCCAGCTTTCTCTGCGGCTTTGCGAGCAGTGTTCAGAGCGATGGCGATTGCTTGCTTGCGCGGGCGACCTGCCTTCTCTTCCGTCTTGATGTTCGCGCCGATGCTTTTGCGGCTGTAGCCTTTTTTGAGCGGCATATCACTGTCCCTCGATTGGTGGAGGGAGGGACCGAAGCCCCTCCCCTAGATCATTAGGTCTGCGAGAACAGCATGATGCCGGCCATCTCTGGGTTAACCAGAGACACACCGAAGAGAGTATCCCAGCGATACTTGGTCTTCTGCGTGTTGATGTCGAACTGCTTCTGCATGACCAGCTCAACGCCCTGGTCGGTCGTTGCGCGCATGATGTCTGCACCTGCATCGGTCGGAACAGCGAGCGAAGCCGGAAGCAGCTCGATCGCGTCACGATGCCAGAAGCAGTTTACCGGAGCCGCAACAGTGTTCAGGAAGGTCACTGCAGCGCCGTTTGCAGGCGTTGCGGTCACGTTCTTATACTGCTCTTCAGCATCGGTGCCGCCCTGAGCCGACACGATGGCCGGGGAGATCTTGACGGTGCCGGTGCCGCCGGAGCCGGTGACGATTTCCACGATGCGGAAGGTCTTCAGCTGGCCGGTGTCCTGCTTGGTGATGTGGTGCACAGCGTTTACGCCAGCGATGGTGAATGCATCGCCAACCTTTACAGTGCCGCCGCCAACAGTGATGGCGATGGTCTGGTAACGGTTGTCAACGTTCGAGGTCTCGCCAGTAGCAGCAGTCGAAGTCGCCTTCGGTGTGTAATACTGGTTTGCGCCGTTGATGGTCACGGTGGTGCCTGCAGCCGCGGTCAGGCGGTTTGCATAGTCCATTTTGAAGGTCTGGAAGCCAGCCACTTCACCAACATACGAACGACGGTAAGCTTCGGTCGGGATGTTGTTCATGGTCTGACGTGCTGCCAGATCTGCTGCCATGCCATTGTAATCACGGCTGGAGAGCGCGAAGTTGCGGCCTTCCATCATGACGCCCTGCTCGTTCATCAGAGCATCAGCTTCTGCGATGTCGGAGTAACCGCCAGCAGCAGTGGTGCGCTTCGAAACGATCGTGCCCTGGTTCGACGCAACCGAAAGAACGGCAACGTTGATGTCCGAGGCGAGCTTCTGTGCAGCGGCCGAACCCAGGCGGTTCTCCTGCAGCTGGTCACGAAGTTCTTTCGCGGTCAGCAGAGCAGTCGAGTGCTTCTGGTAGCCGATGGTTGCCGGAACTGCGAGCTGGGTGTTGTCACCGAAGTTCGAAGTTGCGTCCGAGCCATCATACGACTGAGCGATGTAGGGCATCGGGCGCCAGATGGTGTCAGAAGAGCGTTCCATCTGCTGGCCGTTGGTGTTGTATTTCGTCACCAGGGACGAAAGAACCAGGGCGTCGTTGAAGCCCTCGAGGATGTTTTCGAACGCGACGCGTTCCTCTTTAGAAAATGCGTTTGCCATTTAGGCCTCCGTAGATGTGTTAAGCTGAACGCTTCTGCTTCTTATACTGGAAAACCTTGGAATAGTCTCCAGTCCTTTCAGCCTCTGCGCGCAGCCGTTCAAGGGTGCTGTCTACCGAACCAGAAGGACGACCTGTGCCGCTGATCTTCTTCTCCGGCTTTGCTGACGCCTTACGCTTTGTCACTTTCAAATTGGTCTCCAATTTAGCAACCGCGAAGGCGAACTTCACGGGATCTGTGATAGATGCAAGTTCCTTCGCTTTCTTCGGGTTCTTGCCCAGCGCATAAACGACCAGAGCCGGGTTCTCCGCCCCTTGCACGATCATGCCCTGCTGCATGACGCTGAGAGTGTCCTGAACAACGTCCTCGGCGAACTCATAGTCTTTGACTTTGAGATCCGCTTTGGAGCTGTGGTAGCTCTCCAGCTTGCTCTCCCATTCCTTCTGAACAGCTTGCTGCTCTGCCTGGACGGAAGCTTGACGCTCGTCATGCTGACGCTTCTTTTCATACCACGCCGCAAGATCCTTCTCATATCGCTCGGTGTCGTAGTCGGCGGCTTCCAGAGTGGGCTTCTGTCCGAGCGGCTGGGCTGCGGGCGTTGTGCCCCGTTCCATCTGCGCGAGCTTTTGCTCCAGTTCCTTGGCGCGTCGCTTTTCCTCACGATACTGCTTGCGAAGATCCCGGACCCAACCTGGGGCGCGGGCGTCCTCTTCATCCTCGGGGTCAGGCGCTTCCCCGTTAATCATGACAACGAAGTCGTCCTCGTCCTCAGCTTCGGCCTCAGAGGTCTCGTCTTCCTCGGTGTCCTCGTCCAGATCAGCCTCTTCGGCATCACCTTCCTCGGCATCCTCATCAAGATCGAGTTCCGGCTCCTCTACATCGGTTTCGTCCAGGTCGATGTCGTCGTCTAATACTGCCTTCTCAAGTGTCATACAGATCCTCGTTCAATTCTCACCCATCATTGTGTGCGGCTGGGTGGCTGCCGCATTCCGGGGCCAGTGATCACCTGCTGGAGATCCTTGGCTGTATTCACCACGTTCGAGCGCTCTTTCTGCTGGATGCCAGCGAGGGTCTCGACGGTCTTGGCGCGCGTCTCTTCGGCGCGAGCCATAGTGTATTCTGTATCGGCCTGGGCCTTGACTGCCTTGGCCTGTGCTTCCTGTGCCGCTGCCTGCAGATACTGCGACTGCGGGTCAGGCTGCGAAGCGAGCTGCTGGAGCTCGGCTGCCAGCGCTTCCTTCTCCTGGTCTGTCGGCTCGACAACGCCCATGCGGATCAGTTTCTTGCGGAAGAAGTCGCGCACTTCCCAGATGCCTTCGCCTTCCATGTTCATCATGGCCATTGCTGCGAGCACCTGCTGCGTCTCAGGGTCCGGCGCCAGCTGCATCATACCCATCAGAGAGCGAACGGTTGCTGCGCGCTTCGAGGACGAAGACGGGCCAACCTCAACAGTAACGTCGAATTTGGCACGGCTGAGGTCGTTTTCGTATTCCACCTCGCCGGTTTCCTGGTTCAGCACAGGCTTGCCCAGCTCGATGCTATAGAGCTCGCCCTGTGCGCCCATGCCTTTCATCTTGCGGCCTGGCTCAACCATGATGTCACGGGCCATCGAAAGCCAGATCTCACCAGCGCGCTTGATCGCCTTCGCCATGTTCGACATGTAGATGAACGACTGCATGTCCAGGCGGTTCTGGATCAGCTCGATCGCGCGGCCAGAGATATTGGTCTGGATGTCTTCGCCGGCTTCCTGGTTGCCAAGAAGGTCGCTGATGTCTTGCTCTGTGATCTGCAGAAGGCCAGCCAGGGCAGGCGGGATCTGCGGTGGCTTGGTGTAACCGATCGGGCCAGCCAGGCTTTCGTTACCGTTGGCGTCCGTCACGGTGTTCAGCAGTAGATACGGATAGTTCTTGAGGTTGTCCTCTGCCCACGATCGTGACTGGGAAAC